TATCAACGATTGTTGAAGATGTAAATGGCTCAATTGTGCATGAACGGCGGCCATCACGTGGTGCGCCTTCAGAATCAAGGTAAGCGGCCGCATTCAGGTAAGTAATCAAACCAGTTGGTGCAGTACCAGCAGTACCAACGATGTTTGCGGTGTTGTTTTTAGCAACTAACAAACCATCTCTATCCATCTTATTTGCAACTGTTCCGATTGCCGGTTTCAAAATTCTGTCCGAAAACATATCCAGGCTCAATGCTAAATCTTGGGTTGTGAACTGGGTTGAAACTTGGAACTGTGTTGACAGTGTAACTGGTACTGAAGTTTCGTTGAAATCTTCAACTACTAAATTCGGCCCAATTGCGCCTAAAAATCGTCCAGGACGGCGTACATTAACTGTTTGACCAATCTTTGCGCCAACTACGGCAAACTGGTCATCATAGTTACGGTCAACTTGACCAGTAAATGTTAATTCGTTTTCAAGAACCATCAACGCTTCGTTGGTGATCTTGCTGATTGTTAATAAATTATTACTCATGATAATTCCTTAAATTAAATTAGGTTTAACCTTATCTAATCTTCCCGGCTTGCCGTGCGGCTTTCCATTGTTGATACGATAGATCATTTCCATCAGTAACTACATCGGCTACGCCACCAGTTGACCTTAAAGGACGAATAGGTTCAGGTGCTTTAGACTTCGCCGCAACAGTTTTCTTTTCCGCTACTGGGGCATCAGTCTTTTCAAACTGCGCTTCCAGCTTCCCAATCAGTTTTAAAGCACTTGCAGTAGTCATGTCAGATAGCTTTTCAGCTAATTCATCATTGCTTGCCAGTTCATATAGGATTCTTGGTCCTACGTCACTTTCAACAATTGCATCACGTACCGTATCGTTTACCTTAACGCTACTTGATGCCACCATAACTTCGTAATCAGGTAATTCTGCTTTGGTTGCTTCTAGCTTTTGTTGCCAGGTCTTAATAACCGTTTCACGTTTAGCTTCAACTTCCTTTTGCCTAATTTCCTGTTCACGCTTTGCCAATGCTTGTTCCGCTGACCATTGCGCTAATGCTTCTGCATATTCAAAAGCATCTTTGTAACTGTCAGGGGACGGCTTTTGATTGTTTTCAGGTGCCGGTTGTGGCTCCCGAATACTTTCTTTAGCCGCTAAACGTTCTTCCAACTCTTTAACTTTGGCTTCCGCTTCTTTGCGTTGCCTAGTAAGTTCAGAAAAACGCTTTTCTAACTTTGGGTTTTGCTTCTTTTCTTCTGTTCCGGTCGCTTCATCTTCCGCTAATTCCGGTTCACTCTGTCCTTTTTCGGCCGCTGGCTCTACTGGATTTTCATCAACAGTAGCCGCAGTTGGGCTTGATTCGGAAGCTAAACCTAATTTATCAGCATTAAAATCCGCTAAATTTTCACTTGTTACTATTGAACTGGCCTGTTTTGGCTGGTCCACTACTTGTGCTTCTGACATGGATAACTCCAAGAATTAACCCTATGAATACACCATAGGTAGTGTTGTTAAGTAATCTTAATACTAAATGTAGTGTTTTGCAACTACATCATTTGTTGTGGCGGTTGTTCTTGTGGCATTTGTTGTTGTGGTGGGGGCGGCATCATGGCTTGCATATTGTCAACAATGCTATTTGCCGCACGGTCCATATAAACGCCTTGATCTTGGTTACGTGAAGCAATTTCAGCTTCTAATCTAGCGGTGTCCATATGGCCAAGGATCAACTTCATCAAAGCATCAATTTCAGTTTTATTTTGACTTGTTACAGAACGGGTATTTTGGTCATGTAATTTGACTTCTGCGGCCAATACTGCACGTCTATCTTCACCAGTTTGACGTACTTGCTCAACATCCTGACGATTCTTAATCATCATCTGTAAGCCCTGAATTTGTTGTGCCATTGCTTGCATTTGTTGCTGGCTTTGTGCCAACTGCATTTGAACTTGTGGTGGAATTGGTGATTTTTCGTCAATTTGGGCTAATGGATTGCTTGCGGCCAAGCGGTCAGCAATAATTTCAGCACCAGGGAAATCCATATTTCTGAAGATTAAATCACCAGCTTGTTGCATTAGTCCTGGATCAGCGGCCAATAAACTCATCATGGAATCAACTGCTTCTTGGCGTTTAGTGTTGTTACCAGGGCCAGTTTCCATAACTACGTCATATTCACCAACAGTAACATCATTCAATATCTTTTCTACACCGTTTTCATCTTGTTGGCCTGTACGTTGATTAATTGTGGTCAATTCAGGTTTACCATCATCGCCAATAATTCGCATTACCCGTTCAGAACTGTAAATTTTAGGAATAAGGTCAAGAATAATACGGCCAGTATGGGCAATAGAACGGGTCAAATTGTCGTAGTAATGGAAGTTAGTCATATCCACTTGCATTTGTTGACCTTGCAATGCCTTACCACTCATCATGCCCTGTGGTAATTGGCTTGGATCAAAAATACCTACTACGGCTTGCAAATCTTGGGTAATAGATTGTGCGGCCGCCATAATGCCAGTTGGCGGTTGTTCCGGTACTTGGCGAATTGGGGGCGGTGCGGCCTGACCATTAATATCAGTCATCTTGTAACGTAAATAAGAATAGGCCGTATTGTTAGCGTTTGACCATTCAGATTCGTGGCCTTCATCTTGGCCTTCTGCCATGATCCATTTAGCCCTTGGTGCCAGAGCAACAGATTCAGTCATAGATGTTTGCCAAAAGTTATACATTCGCTGGGGGTCTTTAGCCATACGAACCAAGCCAAACTTCTTACGCTTGTTATCTACAACGCATTGCTGACCGTAAGTTGGCACTACTGGGATGTATTTACCAGCCCATGTGCCTTCTTCTAGCACTTGCATAGCGGTTAACTTGCACCATTTAATGGATTTTCTAAAGGTTTTACGGCGGCTTACTTCGTAAATGCCAGCCAATTCCATTGTTTCCTTATTTGGCAGTTCATCTTCAAAAGCAGTTGTGCCATCAGATAAAAGAACTAAATGGGTGCTTTCAATACGGGTATAAAAGTATTCAGCAATACGAATATCGTGCTTTGTTACCCATTCGCTATTAGAATCACCGGTACCACGTGCAGAAAAACTACCGCCATCATCGGCATCAGGGTACATTTTTCTAAAGTTTTCTTTAGCCATGACCACGGTAATAAGGCATTTCTCTGCATCAGAACCATCAGGTGCAGTTGAATTAGGGTCAAAATATACGGTAAATGGGTTATCAATTGGCTTAATGTAAATTTCTTGATCAAACGAATCAGGGCGTACATAATCAGTAGTGATGCGCCAATATCCCCATCCCATACGTACCGCAAAGTCAAAAGCGGTGTCATAAGCATGATCCGCATTGGAATTGACTTCTACGTGACGGCAAATACCAGTAATGATTTCAGCCATCTTGGCATCAGTTTCATTGTTCATGCCCTGGCACTTGATACGTGGGCGTTGCTGGCGTTGTTGATTACAAATTTGCCTTACATACGCATCCACTTTATTAATGGTCAGGCAAGGCCTAGCTTCTAATGTACGGCTATTTTGGATTTCTACTGGCCATTGATCCCCAGCGGCAAACTTAACATCATCTAATGCTTCTTGACGATTGGTAGTATCTGCTTCGGCCGCCTGACGTAAGAATTCGATTGCTTCGGTAATTCGGGAATCCCCGTCTGTGTCACCGTAATATTTCTTATCTTCGTAGTAATCAGCCATATTTATCCCATCCAGCCTATTGGTGCCCTTTGATTTGCCTTTTGTGGCTGGGCTTTTCTAGGTTCATTAATCATTAATCCAATGTACCTGAACGCATCGGCCCCGTGCGAATATTCATCGTGTAGTGGCTTGGCACTAAACATTTTCGTGTCAGGGTCAACGTCATACCGGTAATGTCTTAAACATTGTAAGCCTTCTTCAGTATTTTGCCTATCGAAATAGCATTTATTGAATATGGTTCTAGCGGCATTAATACTGTCATTTACTGGCACACGGTCAAGGATTTGTACCTTCATGCCGGTAGCCCTTACTATTTCTTCAATAGATTTGCCAGTACCTAATGATTTGGCTTTGGCATCATGCGGTAGCCATATTGTGTCATATACATAACCAAATGATTGTAATTTGGCCATGTAATAACTCATGGTTTGCTGACTATCTTCAAAATAACGTAACAATCTTGTTTCTTGGCCCACAAATTGTAGTATCCAACAAGCCGTGGAATCGGCCCACCCAAGGTCAAACACGGCATGGCATGGCTTGGTGGCATCCCAAGGCACGTTACAAATGCGGCCTTCTAATTCAGCCATAGTGACTTCTTTAGCAAATATGGCACCATCTACCGTATGACGGGGAATTCCTTCCCAAACGTTGTTATACGCTTCCATATCCCTACCCTGAAGGGCACGGCGTTCTAAATCTAATACTTCAGGAAACCAAGGATTATCTGACCAATTAATCTTTTGAACTACTGCGTTTTCCGGTGGATTTAATACAAATCGCTTCCAGGTTTCATC